ACACGACCATCAACGGTTCCCCCCTGACGCTCGCGCAGTTTGGGGCGAAGCTCGACGCTGCCGACCCCAACTATGAAGACCATGCCCACTTCCGGCTCTCCGAGAAGCTGGGACGCAGGCCCCGCGGCATGGCACCGTTCGCCCTCGCGGTGGACAGCACCGGGCGCACAGCGTTCGGTGGGACCAACACCGGATTCGGACCAACCGACGCGACTCCTCCCAACGGCGTCGGCGGGTACTCGACCGTCGGCGTCATCTCCGCCGGCAGCTCGACGGCCACCCTCGCGTGGGAAGGTGACACCCTCTCCCGCCGCGACAACTGGCTCGGCACCGGCAACTACAACGACATCCCTTATCAGGCGGATATGCAGTGGATTCCGGGGCTCGCGGACGCGCCGGGGGTCAACGGGCTCGCGTTTGACGGCGACGGGAACGTCTACGCGGTCGGTCGGCCCAACTCGGCGGGCCAAAACGTGTTCAAGCTCCGCGGCTCGGACGGGGCTCTTGTGTGGCAGAACACCACCGGGGCGCTCGTCCACCAACACGGGGTTTGGTACGACTCGTTTAGCGGGCTCGTCACCGTCGTCGGAGTCGCCAGCGACACATGGCCCAACTCGGGCGGCCAAACGGTCCACCTTTGGCGGTTCAGCCCGATCACGGGCGAGATTGTCAGCACGTTCTATCTGGAGCAGCCGGTCACTGCCTACGGAGTGGACGTTCACCCCACCACGGGCAAGACCCTCATCGTCACGGAGTTCATCGCGTGAAACAGCAGATCCGAGTTCTCGGCACCATCGGCATTGCCAGCAGCGTTCTCCTCGCGGCGGTCGCGTGCTTCCTGTTGCTTGCGGGGTGTGAGTTTACTGCGGCCGACGAGAACGGCAAGCAGCGGACGGCGGCGGAATGGGAGGAGCGGGCCGAGCGCGTTCGACGCCAGGTCGAAACCGACACCAAGCAGGCCCTCGCGGCCAAGGACGCCGAAGTCGCCCGCGTGCTCGCGGAATCGGCGGCGGCGGCGGCGGCGGCAAAGTCCGAGGCCGAGATGCGGCGCAAGCGGTTTGACGCCGAGGTCGCCAAGTTGCAGGCTCAGGCGGGTATGGAACTGGCCGACCTGACCCTGATCTTTGAGCAGGGGGAGGCCGAATCCGCGGCACGGCTCGCGGCGACACTCGCCAACCTCAACGCCCGCGCCCAGGAAATCGACCGGGCGACCGCTTCCAGGATCGACCAGAACGCGGCGACCGTTGCGGAGGCGTCGGCCCAGACCGAGGCGGCATTGCAGCGGATCGAAGAGAAGCAGGCCCGAATCATGGGCGGGCTCAAGTTTGCAGAGGGGGCGGCGTCCACGTTTGGCGGGCCGCTTGGCGCGACGCTGGTGAGCGTGCTCGGGACCGGCGGCATCGGTGGGTTGATCTTCGGCGCGTCGCAGCGGAAGAAGGCCCTGAACATCGAGGCCGAGAAGAACCGCCGCGAGGCTACCACCAAAGACATCCTGTTGGCCCTCGAGCACATCAAGGGCGTGGATGCGGAGTTCAAGGCCAAACTCAAGCAGCACAAGGAAGCGCTGAACGATTGGATGGGGCAGGACGGAATCAAACTTGTGAATGAACTGACCGCCTAACACCCCGGAGCTACACATGCCCCCGAAGGACGATCCCGAAGTGTTGACCCTGTTGCACGCCATTCGTGACGAGCAGGTGAGACATAGCGAAAAGCTCGACGAGCTTTCCCACCGCGTCACGGGCGGGCTCGACGCTCGCAACGGCTTGGAGTTCCGCACGGCTCAACTGGAGTCCAAAGAGGAATCCCGCAAGTTTTGGATGCAGGCGTTCGGTGTGACCGCGATCGGCTCCGCGTTCACCGCAATCGGCACCCTTATCAGCCACCTCATCAGAGGGAGTAGCGCACACCCGTGACCTGGACCCGGAACACCACCAGCGGAACACTCACCCATGCCGGGATCTACCGCTCGGCATGGCACTGTGACGGGCTCCGCGCGCCCACGTCCGGCCGCATCACGCTCCAGAGCAAGAGCTACGGCGACCATGTTCGGGTGGTGTGCCCGTGCTCGACCGACGACCGCACCGGCTGGGAAGTCGGGATCATGGGCGACGGGTTCGCGGCAAAGACCAACCTGACCATCCGCCGGATCGTCATGGGCGTCCCCGAGGCCCCGACGCAGCAGGTGGCTCACGGGATCGGCTTGGGTGTCACCTTCACGCTCCAGGTGGACTACACCGACAACACCATCACCGCCAGCATGGTCGGGGCGGGAACGACCGTCACCCTCTCGCACACCAACACGGTTGAACCGACGTTCACGACGTTCCGCAGCGTCGCAGTAGCGTCCGACATCGACGGGGCGACGGTTGACCGGCTCACGGTGTCGGAACTGGTGCGCGACTCCGCGACCATCCGCGACGCCCTTGTCGCCGTTGGGGACGACGGGAGCGTCTACGCCAGCTTCGACGGCTCGAGCATGACCCCGATAGCCTCCCGCGTGCTCGGGCAGACCGGGCAGGCGTCCATCGGTCAGTACCTCGGCACCTTGTACGCGGTCGGCGGCGGCAAGGCCCGAAAGGTCGATCTGGTCAACCGGGTCACAACCCCATGGACCGCGACGAGCGGCAGCCTGCCGGGTGCATCCGGGGCCGGCACGACCGACGCGCAGGTGGTGGCGTTCTGGGGCTCCCGTGCCCTCCTCGCCCGCTCTCAGGCCAACCCCAACGGTCTGTATGCGTCCGCGATCGACGACCCGGACGACTTCAACACCGGCAGCAGCATCTACGGCGCGGCGTTCGTCCTGAACCTCCCCGAGCCCATCGTGGCCCTGCTTCCCGTCACCGATCAGCAACTCATCGTGTGCTGCGAGCGGTCGGCTCATCTGGTGCTCGGCGATCCGGGGCTCGGCGCGTCCGAAGTCATCCCGATCCTCGGCTCCACCGGCGCGAGCGGCCCGACGGCTGTGCTCCCCGTGCAAAGCCCCGGCGGCCCCCTGATCCACTCGCCTGAGGGGGTGTATCTGGTTCGCCAGAACACCGCCGTCAACATCACCAAGAACATCCTGACGCAGTACGCGGAAATCGACCGCGACGACATCGGCGTCAACACCGTCAGCGTCGTGCGCGACCCGCAGAACGCCCGCGTCCACATCTTCATCACCCCGACGACTTCCAGCACCCAGGGCACGCATCTGGTGTACGAGGAGGCCGTCGGCGGCTTCGATCCCAACGGGGGCGGGTGGTTCCTCGACACCTTTCCGGCGACGTTCGGACCCACCGCGGCGGCGATCCACAAAGGCCGCATGTACCTCGGCGGTCACGACGGCGTGATCCGGCTCCTCGACGTGGAGGCGGAGGACGACGACGGGCAGGACATGGACGTGAAGCTCCCCGTTCGCGTGATCCACAAGGGGCTCACGGAGGGCGGGGTCCATCTCGAACGCACCGCGCCGCAGCTCACGACCGACACGACGGGCAGCGTCACCGTCACCCTCTACGCCGGAGCGACCGCCCAGCAGGTCATGGACGTGGACGAGCGGACGGAACTGTGGAGCACCACCTACGCCCAACTCGCTCCGCCGATCATCCGCACGGGCGCGGACACCGCTCTCCTCCTCGAGTTCAGCAGCACGGGGGCGACGTGGGCCATGCAGCAGGTGGACGTGGTTGCAACCCCGTTCATGGGGCTCGGCCGTCGGGTTCGGGTGGCCGTCACCGCGTCCGCGCCATGCACATATCCCGTTGTCGATGGTGGCACGAGCCCACCGGGCGGCGGCACTGGACCGGGAGCACCGGGCGGCGGCGTGGTCGGTCCCGTTGCGTTGGCGGAGGAATGGATCTGGTACGACGGGTTCGAGTTCATCCGCTCGCCGATTTCGTTCGCGTCCAACGGCACCGTTGAGATTGCGTTCCGCGACCCGCTCGACGACGGGCTCAGCGGCGGACGCGACAGCACCAACCCCCCACCGGGCGACCCGTTCGAGATGGTGGACAAGTCACAAGGCGGATTCAGCCGCACAAACCCGTGGATTCCAGGCGTGAACGAAAACCTCACGGATGGAGGCGACGGGTACATGGATTACACAGCACCCCCCACGGAGGAATGAAAAATGGCCGTTGTTCATACCAGTTACACCAAGTCTGTCACCGCCGGCGCCGAGGAGCTTGTCGCCCGCGTCACCGCTCCCGCCAACATCAAGCCCCAGGTTCGCATCCGCGTCCACAACACCAGCGGCAGCACGGGGACGACGGTTCGCCTGCTCCGCGCGGCGACGGGTGGAACGACGGGCTCGCTGACGTTCGTGCGACTCAGCAGCCAGGAAACCGAAACCGTCCAGACCACGGCCAACAGCATCACCAGCGTCACCGCGCCGGGTGGCTCTCCCGTGGAGCTGGATGTCGCTTGGATTCCCGCCAACGGCTCTCGCGAGTTCCGCCCGGTCGAGATTGCCGGCGGCACCACCCTGAGCGTCACCGGCAACTGTACCGGCTCAGCCGTCACCCACATTGTCAGCATCGACGTGGACGAGTAAACCATGCCCCTTCTCCAGTCCATCCAGCCCCAGGTCAGCGGCGACCAGCGAACGCAGAAGTTCGCGGCCGACGTTGCCAAGTGGATGGACACCCGGCGAGTGGGCATGAGGATCACGACGGGGGCGGAGGTCGCGGGCGTCAGAACCATCACCCTGCAAGTCATCGACCGGCTCAGCCGGGAGCCCATTTCGGGCAGGTGGCTCGTGCGATGGTGGATTGCCACAACCGAATGGGGGCAGCCCGGCGGCGATCAGGACGTTGCGATCACGACCGGAACGCTCGTCGAGAACACCAACGACCAGATCATCGAAGCCGCCACCGACGACGGCGGCACGCTTGTCTTCACCCTCGAAATCGGCGCGGTCGGCAGCCGGTACGTCTACATCGCCAATCTCGAGGAACTGACCAGCTCGGGGCAGGTGGCGAGCGCGGGCGGGGGCACGGTGTCATCGGGCGGAGGCTCGTTTGCACCGGACGATGCGGTCTATCTGCTCAACTCGTCCGACCCGGACCTACCCAATGGGCTCGTGCTCACGGCGGGCTCGAACATCACCCTCACCCCCGGCGCGGGTACGCTCACTGTGGCGTCTACGGCGAGCGGCGGGACGACGGTGCAGAGCGGGACGGCAGAAGTGGACTTCGGTTCGCCGCACGAGGACGGGACCGCGACCGTGACGGTGACGGGGCAGGCGTGGGTTACGGCCGACTCGATCATCACGGCGACGGCCCCGGTAGTGGCGTCGGCGGATCACGACGCGATCGACGCGGCGCTGGAAGGTTTGACGTGTCACGTTGGGAACATCGTGGCGGGAACAGGCTTCGACATCACCGTGAGCGCCCGGAACGGGACTTGGGGGCGATTCGCGATTCACTGGACAGGGATTGACCCATGAGTACCAGCATCAAGGGCGGCGGCAGCAGCAACCTCGCGGCGGTGACCGCCGACGGCAACCTCCAAGTGACCACCCCGGTCGCGGCGGAGGATGCGGGCTGGATCAAGATCGGCAGCGAGAACGACCCAGGCACGATCAGCGGGACGGCTTACGTCCTGTCGCCCGAAACCACCGACGACTTCCAGATCCGCGCGTCGGTGGACACCGTGTTCGACAATGAGACGTTCTGCTACGCGGCCCAGAACACCGCCAGGCACACGTACTCCAACACGACCATCACCAACGCATGGAGCGGCGGGTATCTGGTCACGAACTCGGGGCTCGCGACGACGACCAGCACGGGCACCCTCTTCCAGACGCGGCGATACTTCCCGATCATCGGCTCGGCTGCCCTCTACTTCGAGTTCAACGCAGCACTGACGGCGACGGCGGTGGGTGCAAACACGGTGATCGACTTCGGGGCGTTCCTGACCTCGGGCGCGAACCCGTACGCACCGACCGATGGCGCGTACTTCCGGTGGAACAACTCGGGGCTGTTCGGGGTCACGAACAACGGCGGCGAGACGACCACATCCCCGTTCACGTTCACCCCGGTCGCCAACCAGAACTACAAGTTCACGATCACCGTGACCGAGGCCCACACCCGCTTCTGGATCGATGATGTGCTGTACGGCACGATTCACACGCCGGTGTCGGTGGGGCAGCCCTTCTCGTCCGGGTCGCTTCCGCTGTCGATCCGGCACGCGCACACGGGCGTCGCGGGCGTGGCGTTGTCGTTCAAGGTGTCGGACTACACGGTGTCGGTGGGCGGCGCGACCCTCGCCCGGACGTGGGATGAGGCTTGCGCTGGCATGGGCAAGCACGCGAGCCAAGGTGCATCCGGCGGCACGATGGGCTCGACGGCCCTCTACACCAACTCCCTCGCGGCGGGTGCGGGCGCGGCGGCGACAAACACGACGGCCGCGCTGGGCTCGGGCCTCGGCGGCCAGTTTGCGGTACAGCCGACGCTCGCGGTTCCAACGGACGGCATCATCAGCAGCTACCAGAACCCGGCGGGTACGGCGGCCCTTCCGGGTCGGAACCTCGTGATCTACGGCGTGAAGATCGACGGCATCGTCACCACGGCGTTCACTGGTGGCCCGGTCTATTACGCCTGGTCGCTCGCGTACGGGCACACGGCGGTGTCGCTCGCGACGGCCGAGGCCGCGACGACGAAGGCGGCCCGGCGTATCCCGCTCGGCATCCAGACGTACGTTGTCACGTCGCCGGTGGGCACGCTTGGGCAGACGATTCAGGTGAGGTTCCAGAACCCCATCGTCGTTCAGCCCGGCGAGTTCGTGCAGACGGTGGCAAAGAACCTCGGAACGGTCACGAGTGCGGGTGTCATCACAAACCTCATCTCCTTCGACGCGAAGTGGGAATGATCCTGAAAGGGGTGTGGCTCATGGGCTTCTTGGACGGCATCATCGGCGGAGTGTTGGGAATCGGCGGGGCCGCCTTGGGTGCGGAGAGTGCCCGCGAAGGTGCTCAGGCCCAGATTCAGGCCGGGCGCGACGCGCAGAAGCTCTACACCAACGAAACCGACCTCGGGCAAGCCCGCGCCCTCCTCTTCGCCATGGGCGATCAGGCTCTCCCCTACCTCCAGGCGACGCTCCCACGCGACCGCTACCAGCGGCTCTTTGGGCGTCCCGCGGCGACGGCGGAGGACCGTACCCGCTTCCAGACGGAACTCGATCAGGCCCGTCAAACCCTCGCCCGGTACAAGACCAGCGGCGGAAACGGCTACCTCGACAACGCGGCACGCGCGGCCGGCGTGGACATCCCCGCGCTGACGGCCCGCGTCGGCGAACTCCAGCAGATCCTCGACAACCCCAACGACACCGGCAGCCCCGGCGCGTTTGACCAGAACGCCATTTCCGGCATGACGCAGGGCGGCGGGTACTTGGGGCAGCTCGGCACCCTCGCCGGCCAGTTTGCCGACCGCGGCGCCGGCACCATGGCCGATTTCAACCGGGACACCTCCCGGCTCGAAGGCATGGGGCAGAGCATGGGTCTGGGGCTTTCGACCTACGGCGACTCCGAGCGTGCTCGCGTGCGCCGGGAGGGGCAGGACACGAACAAGGCCATGGATCGGGCGGCGGTTGCGCGGCTCAACGCTTCCGGGCTTGGGCAATCCACACTGACGGCCAACGCCCTCAGCGAGAACGCCCGGCGCGTGGGCAACGACACCAGCGACAAACTCGGCCGGATCAATGATGCGCAGTTTGACCGCGGGCTCGGCATCCAGCAGGCGAATCTGGGGCTTGCGACCGACCGCGCGACCCGCCGGACGGGCTTGCAGGGCACGCTGAACGATCAGGAGTACCAGTACCGCCTGGCCCCGCTCGCGGCGAAACAGTCGCTCCTCACCTCCAACGTCTTCCAGCCGTTCTTGGGGCAGAGCACCACGCAGTATTTCCCCGGCGTCAGCCCGTCAGCATCGGCGGGGAACACCTGGGGGAGCTTCATGGGGGGCACGGGTGGGTTGATGGCGGGGAACGCCATGGCGGGCGGTCAGGGACTTTTCGGCTCGCTCGGCTCGCGCGGACGGTCCAACGGGCTCGGCAACCTCTCGAACGGCGTCCCGATTCAAGGCCCCCTGTACGGCGGGGGTTGAAAGGCACACATGGCAAACTTTCAGTTCGCTTGGCAGGCGTCACTCACCGAAAACTCGTCGATCCTCGTGACGGCGGGCTCGCTCGATGCGGTGAAGCTCACCGAATACACCACCGGGACCATCCTCTACCGGCGCGTCACCCTCCCGGCCTACGCCGACTCCTCCGACGTGGTGAAGCTCTGGGACTACACCCAGGGCGATTGGAGCACGTTTATCGTCCAGGTGACGGACGCCGCGGGGTATTGCGTCGTCGCCGGGCAGTGCGACACGTTCACCGCGGGGGCTCCGACGGGCTCGGCGGCGCGGGTGCAGGCGTTCGATCTGTCCTGTTACCAGCCCCTCGTCCTCGGCCCGCAGGCGGTTCGGTGTCATGCGACATTGAACACGGCGACGGGTGTGAGTGGTGGCATCCCTACCATCCTCACGGACGGCTCGACGGTCGCGGGCAAGTGGGCGACGATGTACGCGAAGAACGCCAGCACGACGACCGCGACCGAGGTTGACGTGTGGGTCTTGGGGTGACACATGGCAAGTGATCCGATGGATGTTGAGCTTGCGTTTGCGACGATGGATCAGCTCGTCGATGAGATTCGCAAGCGCGTCACCGCCATGATGTTGGTGACGGAGACACACGACGACAACGGCGCGAACATGGCCCTGTACCGCAAGGGAAGCGCGTCCCACATCATTGGAATCGCAGAGGTCGCCAAACAGCAGCTTTTCAGAATCGCCACAACTCCCGAATACGAGGACGATGACACATGAGCGCATGGATGACCGGCCTCGGAATGGGAATGGACCTCGCGCGGCAGCGTGCGAGTCAGGACATGCAGGAACGCGCGTTCGCCGAGCAGCAGCGGCGGGCGCTGATCGACGACTCGCAGCAGGATCGGGCGTTCCAGTTCAACCAGGAACAGGCGGGCATCAACAACGCCCAGCAAGATCGGGCGTTTGCCGAGCAGCAGCAATACAACAAGTTCATGCGGCAGGAGGCCGAGCGGGACTACGCCGACCGCACGGCCCGGCTTGCTCGGGAGTTGGACGGCAAGAGGGCAACCGCGGCGATCTTCCGGGCGGTCAGCAGCCCCGAGATGGGACCAGCCCCCGGCGGAATCGGACCCGTCCAGCAGCACCCGACCGCGGAAATCACCGACGATCAAATCATGGCCGCCAGCCCGGAAGGGCGCCGCGCTCTCTTCGACTACGCCGGGAACAAGCAGGCCACGGCGCAGCGGCGGGCGGAGGGGATGAAACAGGTGCAGTTTGCACGCGCCGCCGGCCAGATCAAGAACGTCAGCGACAAGCAGGCCGCCGAATGGGCGTCGCTCGGCTTCTACGAAGACGGAACCATCGGCCCCGACGAGTTCCCGCTTTCCATGCGGAAGCAGATGGAGCAGCAGCAGGAGGCCGTGGCGTCGATCCTTGCAACCGACTGGAACGAGGACGGCGAGCAGGTGATGGACCCCAACGTCTACCAGCAGTGGAAGAACGCCCCCCCGGAAATGGCGACCAAGGCGTTTGAGGCCAAGCGCAAGTATGACGCGAGCTATGTGTTCTGGCGTCAGCGGGGGAGCGACCACCAGACCGCGCAGGCGTTCGCCCAGCGTGAGGCGGCCGGTATGACCATCCCCAGCGAGATGACGACCGGGCCGACCCCCGGCCAGCGGTTCCAGCAGGCCGCGGCCATGATGACCCAGGCGGAGAAGGAATACCGCTCTCTGTCCGGTCAGGTCGGCAAGACGGGCACGCTCGTACCGCCGTCGAAGTCCGAGATAACCGCAGGCGACGACATTGCGGCGGGCAAGGGCCACTGGTTCAAGACCGACGCGACCCAGGAGCGGATGCGGGCCAAAGTCGAGGCGTGGCGGAAGTACCAAGAGGCCAAGGCCGCGGTTCAGGGTGCGTATGAGTCGAGCGTGGTGGAGAGCGAAGCGGGTGCGGAGGCTCCCGGCGACCCGATTGACGCGCTGATTCAGGAAGCCATGCAGTCTCCGTAGCCCCCGGCGGTGGTACAATCGAACCGACGGCGGGCTCCACTTCGGAGCCTGATATGGCAATCGCACCCCCGCAGGACGACATTCTCATCCGTGTGCAGCAACGGCTCGCACAGCGGGGTATCACCGGCGCCGAAGCCGCCTCCATCGTCGCGAAGATCGAGGCCAAACTTGGCCGCGTGTCCGGTCCCGGCGTGGGGATGCAGCGGGCGGTGGGCCAGCCGTCCATTCCGACCCCGCGCGGGGAGCCCGTTGATCCGCGGTATGCAAAGTTCCAGGTCGATCCGAACGACCCCCTCGTCGCTCGCGGGCTCAAGCCTCGCCAGATCGCGGCAACCCCCGAGGAAATCGCGGCCAACGGAACGCGGTTCGCCGCGCCGACCACTCAGCCGGTCGAGAGCATGGGGATGTTCAGAAGCGGCGCGAAAGCCCTCTACGGCGGGCTCGAGGACGCGGGCGACTTCGGCATCACGGCCGACATGCTCGCCGCCGACAACCGTGTGACTCCGGAGGTCGGCAACAGGTTCGCCCAGATTCAGGCCCAGAAGCGTTCCCGGCCCATGTCCGAGGGTGCCGCGGCATACGCGCAGGCGTCCCAGGGCGGGGCCATGTCGCTCCTCAGCTTCGCGGCGGATCGACCGGGCGCGTTCTTGCAGGGCGCAATCGACCAGAACCTCCAAAGCCTCGGCAGCACGGCCGCCAGCATCGTCGGGGCTCCTCTCGCCGGAGCGCTTGCCCCCACCCTCATGGGCTCGGGTTCGGGTTTGGCGGAAGCCTCCAACGAACTCGCCGCGGCACTCGAGGCCGAGGGCGTCGATGTGACCGACGGCGGTGCGGTGACGCGGGCCATGAACACCCCCGATGTTCGGGCGCGGGTCAGGGATCGCGTGCTCACCAAGTCAACCACGGTGGGCGCGGCAGACTTCGCCACCATGGGCATCGCCTCCCGCATCCCCGGCGGCAAGACGTTCATGGGAAAGCTCGCAAGCCAGGTAGCCCAGACCGGCGTGGAGGGCGTGGGAGGCATGGCGGGCGAGGCGTTGAGCCAAGTCGCCAGCGGTCAGGAACTCCAGACCGGCGACATCCTCAGCGAAGGCATCGGGGAACTCCTGCCCGGCTCGGCGCAGGTCGCGGCGCTCGGTGCTCGGCGACTCCTCAACCCGACCACTCCGCCCCCGTCGTCCCCGGCGTCGCCCACCCCCGGCGGTCCTGCACCGGGGGGTGTGGGGGGGAACGCGCGACCCCCCTCCCCCCCCTCTACCCCTCCCGTCGATCCGATGGACGCGGTTGCCGACAGCCTTGACGAGCGTTTCAAGATGAAGCCGTCGGTGCTGAATCCGTTGGCGCCTCCGCCGGCGGTCAACCCCGGTCCTGTACCTTCACAGACCGGGCGGGACAATGGGATCAACACCGTCAGGCCAGGAAGCCGTGAGGAAGTGACGGCGCGCATGGACCAGAAGATCGCTTCTGGAATGGACCGCGAATCCGCGTTCAAGGCCGTGCAAGAGGAGTTGACCGCCGAAGCAGAAGATCGCCTAAGCGTGGACGGCGAAATCCTTGTGGATGAGTACGGCGACGAGTGGCAGGTGGAGCACTTCAGAACCGAGAGGGGCGGTCCAAAGAACAAGAGAGGACTCGCCAAGCTCACCAACGACAACGGCGAGCCAGTTCCACCAAACGAAAGGGGAACCATTCTTGGTGACGGCGCAATTGTGTTCGCTCGGTCACTCAGGAGAAGGTCAGAGGTAGGCGGAAGCCCCGGCACGCCGTCGGGGGTGGATACCACCTCCCAAGCCCCCCGCGAGCCGTGGCAGATGACAAGGGTGGAGTGGGACAATCTGATAGCCGAGCACCCGTTTGTCAACGACCCTTCCAACTCCAAGAACGATATTGCGTACTTTATTGCAAAACAGAGGACGAAACACGCCAACAGTGTGGGCATTGCGTATCACGGAGGCAAGCCCGTTCCCCCCGAAGTGCTCGCGGGGTACGGGTATACCCCCAAACCTCCGGCGAAACCGGACAGTTCGAGCGAGCAGCAGGCCCCCGAGGCCGACCCATACGAGCAGGCGACACAGAACCTCCTCCAGCAGCGTGCCGAGCGCAAGAAGGCCCGAGCCGCGGCCGACGAGCTTGCGGTGATCGACGGTGCGCTCGCCAACATCAAGGAGCAGCGGGCGGCGCGACGCGCGGGGCGGATCGGGACCAACGCCTACACCCCCGTCCCGGCCAAACAACCCCCCACGTTTGAGCAGCAGTTTGAGGCCAACATCCTCGAGCAGCGGAACGCCCGGCGCGCCGCTCGAGCCCAGCAGGCCCCGGCGGCCGCGCCCGCGCAGGCCATGGAGTCGGTTCTGCGGGATGAAACCCCCGACGAAATCGCCATTCGGGCGATCATGCAGCAGCGGGCAGCGGCAAAGACCAAGCGGCAGGTCCGCGACATCTTCCGCGCCCGCGTCGACGCCCCCGTGAGCGAAGATCAGGCCGCGGCGTTCAGGGCGGAGGCGGAGGCCCGGCGCGAGGGGATCCGCGGGCAGCGGACGTCGCCCCCGCTCTCTCGCACCGAGCAGCAGTACCAGGACCAGAACGCGCAGCGGGTCGCACGGATCCGCGCCCAGCGCGAAGATCCCAACTTCACGGACAGGCTTGGGACGGAGCAGTGGCCGGCGGCGGGACAGATTCGCGGGGCACGCGGGCAGTGGCCGGCGGGGAACCAGCCCAGGAGCGAAGGTCAGCAGCAGGGCGCGGCCAGTCGATCCCAGCCGGGGGGCAGTGTCCCGGCAGCCACCAACCAGGAGCGCGCAAATGGCGAAGAAGCCCCGCAAGCCGAAAGGCTGCTGAAAGACGAAGAGGACGTTTTTGAGCGACTGGGCCGTGAGTCCGACGAACGCAAGAAGCAGATGCGCGAGTTTCTTGACGCCAATCGCGGCAAGCCGTTCACGGTTCACAGCACCGAGTACGGAGCCACCATCGCGTTCACTCCGTCGGCCAAGCACCCCGGCGAGTGGCAGGTCACTTGGTTCTCCCCGCGTGACGGGAAGCCGTCGGGAGACACCAGATATGCGACATGGGACGCGGCGGTCGCTGCTGAAGGCCGCTTTGGGCAGTTGAAGCCCGAAACGGCCAAGGTGATTGGCACCGCTGCCCCCGCTGAATCCTCTGCACCGCAGGGGACGGGGGCGGTGGGTGCTGAGACTGACGCGGATGCGATGCTCGAGAAGATCAAGGAGCAACTTGGGCGAGGATCGGGCCGCCAGTCTGCCGACATGATCCGCGCGTTTCAAGAACTCGGATCAACCCTTGTCCCAGGCGTGCGATTGCAGGACGCCGAAGAAGTCGGACGCATGTACGCCATGCTGGACGACGGCACGGTGACGCTCGCGGAATACACCAACTACATCGACGACCTTCGCAAGAGCGGAAAAGTGGCGAAGACTGCGCCCGCGAAGTCCAAGCCGCTCGCCAAATCCCAGATCATCGACCAGTTGGAGCCCAAACTCCCCGACAGCACGCGAGCTGATGTACGCGCCACAAGCAATGTGCGGCGAGATGAACTCAGGAAGAAGACGCGCGACCAACTCCTGAAAATGCTGGAGGATCGCACCAAGATCCGGCAGGACATCGAAGCCACCAAGCCGCTCATGGATGCGTGGTATGCGAGTCTGATGCAGACCGCTGAGGGCGCCGGATCTTCGTGGCAATTGGCGCTCAAGGCGGTGGCCGACAAGCACGGTGTTGGTATGCCCCCGCCGGCGACTCGCGGAGAAATGGCCGCATCGCTCGCCTCCAAACTGGCACAGAAGGGCGTAGACGCGCCTAAACTCATCCCGCAGGAGAACGCCGATGGCACTGATCGAGGTACAACCGGGGGTGTGGGAGCTGCGCGGGGCGACGGGCAAGGCCCTGGGCAGGGGCAGCAAGGAACAAATGCTCAAGCAACGCGAGGAAATGCGGCTCCAGCGGGAGGCGTTCGAGAAGAACCGCCAGCGGCCCAAGCCCAAGTAGGCGGGTCGTCCGATTCCCAGATCCGCGCCGCAAAGCGGCAGGCAGAGGAAGACAAGAAGAAGCAGCGGAGAGCGGAGGCCGCCAAGAAGGCCGCAGAAACCAGGGCGTTCAACAATCGCAATCCAAGCCACTTCACCCGCGGCCACATCGCCGAGCAGATCATGCGCCTCGCCCGCTCGCTTCCCGACACGGATACGCAGTATGGCGTACTCGGGAACGCAGAGGATTCCCAGGCACCCGGCGACTACATCAGCTTCTCGTTTACCGGGAAGCTCCCAACAGAGGTGTTGCAAGCAATCGACGCCGAGCCGCACCTCAGAACGCTTCTCCGCGTGGTTCCCAGTGGTGGGCTTGGGGCTGACTGGATGGGGCACCTAGGCGTTGACGAGTACGTTCGGCAACTCCGCCTCACGTTCTACGAAGGGCACGGGAAAGACAACTACGGGCTTGTGGTCGCCCGTCGCAAACTCGAACACTGGCGGGGGGGAAATGCGGAGGCCGATTTCCTGCTGTGGGCTCTCGACCGCATCGAGAACAGCCCCGACATGCGGCCCGATTGGGAGATGGTTCCGGCGGCAGACATCACGCCCGGATCGACGCTCAAGATCATCGGGGAGGACTTCGACGCCACTGCCGCCAAGTACGGTGAAATCGTGCTTTCCGACGGCATCGAGTTCCCGTTGCAAGTGCTCGAGGCGTATGGCGTTCCCGTTGACAAGGGCACCATGAAGAAGGGCACGCAGGAGCCCGCGCCTAAGCCCGAAACTCCCGACTTCGGCATTGAGGACGCGGCCGATCCGCTCGCGGCCGTCAGCGACCGCATCGAGAGCACCGAAACCATCACGATGGACGACGGCGAAACCGCAACCATCTACAAGCTCGCCGACGGGTTTGAGGTTGTCGATTCCCCGGAGGGCGTGGAACTCCGCCGGCGGATCGGTCCAGGCGTCCAGAGGCTTGGAACCTACTCCTCGGTCGAGGACGCGATTGGATCGGTCGCGCCCAAGATTGCACCCGAGAATGAATGGCTGCCTCCCAACGACGACGGCGAGGAGTTCCGCGCATGGGCGATGTCGCTCGTCACGGGTTTGGAGAGCCGGGTCGATATGGTCAGGACGGCCACCAACGAGGCCGACGAAAGAGGCGTGTTCTTCACGGTGAGCAACAAAGCCGGAGGCCAAAGCACCTACGGCGTCCGCGCGTTCAAGGGTCGCGCGTTCGTGGTCGAGAGCACCCGCGGCTACATGACCAAGGGGGCCGCGCATGTGCTTTCGGAGCACCCCAACGCCCGGACGGCACTCGTCGAGGCGATCACGCTCGAGGACGCCCCCAAGCCCGCCAAGGCCGAGCCCGCACCCGTCAGCACGGATGCGGCCACCAAGATCCTCGCCGACAAGGGCATCATCGTCACCAAGACGACCACCAAGAACGGCACCCCCGTTTGGGAGTTGACCGGGCAGACGTTTGACCACAAGGACGCGATACGATCCGCGGGCGGGCGCTGGTACGGCCCCAAGAAAGCATGGAGCGTTTACGATGAGCAGGCAATCACCAAACTCGCCGGGACCATCGGAGGAGGCAGTACGGTCGATGGTGGCGTCGCTGGGCAAGCGGCCGGGGTTGTTGCAGACAGCGATGACGATTTGGCGAGACAGCGAGCCCGAGAGAGACTCGACGCAACTCCCGACGAACGAGGAACTGGCGCGGATTATGCTCGCACGGTCACGCCGGGTACTGCCGCGCTGATCCGCAAGGGCGAAGCGTTCGGCATCCCGACCGACGTGGCGACCGAACAGATCGAAGACATCGGCATGGCAATGGCTGCGCACCGCCAGGGCCGCAAACTGTTCATCATCGGCAACGACGCGGGCAGCGGCAAGACGTTCGTTCTCGGCGGCATCATCCGTGAGATGCGGGCGAAGTTTCCCGCGGTCGTCTACGTCACGATGAACCAAGACCTCATCGAGCAGATCAAGCGGAACCTCAAGGACTACGACATCGGCGGCGTCACGTTTGCGACCTACTCCGACCTCTCTTCCGGCAAGGTGGAAAGCACACCCGGCCAGCTCCTCATCCTCGACGAAGCGCACAACATCAAGAACACGGAGAGCGCCCGAGGGAAGAACGGGAAGAAGGCGGTCGCCAACGCTGGATTCACGGTGTTCGCCAGCGCGACCCCATACGAGAACCCCGTTCAGGCGGAGTACCTTGCGCCGACTGGCGTGTTCGACGAGGCGGGCGGTCACACCGAATGGGCCAAAATCTACGGCGCGGCCGTGCGCAAGTGGAAGGACAGCGAGGGGACGCACGAAGAGGTGTATTGGGTTTCGACCAAGGACAGCACGAAAGACGCATTGCAGGCAAAGGGGTGGCTGGAGCGCAAAGGCGTGTTCACGCAGCGCCGCATCCGGTTGGACCCCGCGATGGTTCAGGCCCGTTTCCGCCGAGTGCCTGTGGAACAGAAATGGCTCGATCTGTTCAATCGCGTTCTGGCCGTGTACGACGACGCACTGAGCGAGTGGAAAGACCCGCTCACCGGGCGGTCGCGTGATCCCAGGGTGGCCGCGATGGTGGCGATGCACCGCGAAAACGCACTCAAGCGGATTCTGGAGGCCGCAAAGGTCAACGCCGCAATCGACCGGGCCAAGGAAGAACTGGCCGCCGGCCGCAAGGTCGCCATGTTCGTCGAAACCAAGTCCGAGCGGGAAATCGGGCGATACCGCAAGTCCAACGCAAAACCCAACTCCGAGAGTTACACGTTCCCCCAGATGCAGGCGATCATGCGCGAGTGGGAACAGGACCGCGCCGCCGACCGGGCCGCGGGCGACCGTGGGCAGCCGCCCCCGTTCAGCCCCGCGATCCTGACCATTGCAGCCGCCATGCACGACGCGGGGATCGACGAAACCCTGCCGAGCGTTGTGGACGAGATTGAGGCCGCGTTTGGCAAGGACGCCGCCCTCTACACCGGCAGCGTCACCCCCGCCAAGGCCGCGCAGAACCGAGAGGCGTGGAGGCTCGGGAAGTTCAAGGTGCTCATCATCACGATGGACAAGGGCGGCACGGGGTTGTCGCTGCATGACACCGTGGGCGACCAGCCGACGACGCAGATCAACGTCAATATGCCATGGACCGCGACCAAGGTGAAGCAGGTGAGCGCGAGAACCGGGCGGTACGGGCTCAAGAGCAAGGTCGTGATGGAGTGGCTGTTTTCCGCAGACATCCCGTTCGAGAAGCGACTCGCCCGCCGGGTGGGTGGCCGCATCCGCGACATGGGCGCGACCGTCAGCGGCATCAACATCGCCAGCGCGACGAAACTGGCCGACTTCGATTTCAAGGCCGACGAGGACATCGGCGACATGGCTCTCGGCGTGGGCACGGAGCCCGAGGCCGACACCAACGGCACCGAGGAGCAGTATCGGCAGGCCAACCGGCTCGAGGCCGCGGAACGCCGCGCCGACGACACTTCGGGCGACTTCTTCCAGACCCCGCATCCCATCGCGTTGTTCATGGCGCGGGTGGCGGGCATCACGAGCGGGACCAAGGTTCTCGAGCCCTCCGCCGGCATGGGCCGCATTGTGCGGTACATCCCCGCCGGCGCGAGCCTGACCATGATCGAGCAGCACCCCGGCCGCGTGCGGAAACTGGAGGCGATGAACCGAGGCAAGGTGGTGAACACCGATTTCGTTCAGTGGGCCAAGGACAACAAGGACACTCAGGACGTGGTTCTGATGAATCCCCCGTTCAGCCGCATCGCGGGCGAGGGGTGGCAGGACGTTTCGCACGTCATGGCCGCGTGGGACACGCTCCGCGAGGGCGGCCGGCTCGTCGCCGTGATGTCGGTGGGATTCACGTTCCACCAGGACCAGCAGAGCGCGGAGTTCCGAGAGTGGGTCGAGAGCACCGGCGCGACCGTGTTCAAGCTCCCCGAACGGGCGTTCAAGAACAGCGGCACAGGCGTGCGGACGGTCCTTCTGATTGCCGACAAGCGGACGGGAGACTACGCCGACGCGGGCGAGTACCAAGTCGATTCGATGGATGAACTGCCGTCGCTGGAGGACGAGGTTCCGTCGAGAGCGTTGGACCGCGACGAGAAGCCGAATGAGCCTGCGCCGACCGCACCCCCCAAGTTCTCCGACAGTGAAGGCGTCTTCGGCCAGAAGACCGAGAGCATCACGGGGACGCAGCGCGGCATGTTCGGCGACATCTCGCCCGATCCCATGCCCGAGATGCAGGATGAATACCCCGGCATCCGACGCGGCGAGTCCGTCGAGCAGTACCGCAAGCGAATGGGGACGACCGACACGCCGGATATGTTCGGCGGTCCCTCCTCCTCCGGCGGCGACCCCAAGCGGCCCCAGCGTGCCCCATCCAACATGGCCGACCGCGCCATCGGAGCACTCGAGCGGATCGCCGCCGACGCCGAGGCCCGGATGCAGGCCCGCGCCAAGAAGCGGGGCACGCGCCTCTACTCCACCCCCATCCCCAACCCCCGCGACGTGATCGACACCGCGGCATGGGCCGCAAGCAAGGCGCTCGTCGCCCAGATCAAGGGGGCCAGGGCAATCGGCAAGTTCATCACCGACCAGGTTGCCGCGCGTTGGCCAGATGCGAAGTTTGACCCCGCCGTCCTGCGCCGCACCGCCCGCCGGTTCATGGACGGGGCCAAGACGCCGCAGGACGTGTACGCCCGTTGGCAGGCTGCCCGCAACAAGGACGACGCCGCACGCACCAAGACCGCCGCAGGGGCCGCCGTTGACCCCAAGGCCGTCAAGGAGGCCGCAGCCGTTGGGACCGCTCAGAGGCCCGACGTGGCCGCCCGGATCGTCGCCGAAGTCCGCAAGTCGTTCCGCGCGGGCAAGGAGGCGGGGCGCGTGCAGGCGCTCGCGGCGCTCAAGCCTGTCATCACCAAAGCCAAGCAGGCCGCCATTCGGGCCGAGCAGATGCGCAAGATCGAGCAGCGCGGTGGCAAGGACGCCGCCGCTGCTGCGACCCAGGCCGCCAAGGTGCAGGCCGAAACCGAGGCCGGAATCCGCGATGAGGCCGTCAGGCTGGTGCAGTCCATCCCCGGAGTGGGCCGCCGCTACCTCAAGTCCGTCAGCACCGCCAAGGGGATGCGCGACCTCCAGCGGATTCTCCACCGGCTTCGCAAGGATCTTGCCAAATCGGTCGCCCGCGACTCCCGCCGGCGTGCTCAGGCCATGGCAAAGATGTTCAAGAAGCTCAACGACGACCGCCTCGCTCTCGCCCGTAAGGCCCTGTACGACATCGAGGAGGCTTGGAAGGCGATCAAGTCCAAGGACACCGGGACTATCCGGGCCGAAGAACTGGCCCAAGCCATGCGGGAGTCGGCCGAGCAGATCAAGGCTCTCATCACCGAGCAGCGCGACGAGGACAAGGTTCGGGTTCTCGGCAAGATCATCCTGATGAGCGAGCACCGGGACGACATGGTTGAGCGGATCACGAAGCAGAAGGAACTGCCCCAGACCGAGAAGGTAGGCGCCGACCGCACGCCGGGCGGGGTTCGCCTGTTCATGCGGAAATACGCCAACTTCCGGACCCTCATGCAGATCCTTGATGGGCAGTTTGACGAAAACGGGATCTTCGCCCGTGCCCACCGCGCCATGGCTGCGCGTCGGACGCTGGAGCTTGGGAAGAACCAGGAGTTCATCGACCGGGCCGAGGCGATCGTCAAGGCGAACGGGTACAAGTCTTGGGCCGACTTCACCAAGCGGACGACCGGCTCGCTCGGGGACGCCTCCGTCGATTTCGTGAACATCGAGCTTGGCGACCGCAAGCGAATCCCCGTTGGGCTCGCCATGGCCCTCTACGCCCAAGACCCCGAAACCAAGTCCCTCATGCACGAGGGGCAGGTGTTCAAGTTCCACCGCAACGACCTCAAGGGCTTCACGGTTGACGATTACAAACTCGCGGAACTGGAGGCCGCACTGACCCCGGCGCAGAAGACCATCGCCGTTGCGATCAACCGCCTGCGGTCGGAGATGCAGTACGACCGGGCCGATGCGGTTTACAAGGACATCACCGGCAATCGCTTGGTGAAAGTCCCGGACCACTACCCCCGCCAGCGAATCCTCGACCAGATCGGAAACCCTGACACCGTGGACGTGGCCCGCGTGGCAATCGGAGAATGGGCGGTTCAGTCGCTTGAGAACTCGGGGTTCACCATCCAGCGCGTCAACTCCCGCGCGCCCTTGCTCCTCTCCGACTTCGCCGAAACCCAGGTGAGGGCGTTCCAGGGCACCGAGATGATGATTCAGCGGGCGCAGCTCGTCAAGTACCTCAAGGGAACGATCATGCACCCGGATGTCATCAACCAGATCAACGCGCGGTATGGCACCGCGATGGTCAAACGGCTCGCCGGCGTCATCGCCGAATACTCCGGGCACACCCAGCCGGAAGCCGACCCGCTTGCCCGCCGTGCCGCCTCCAAGATCGCGCAGACTATGACGCAGACCAACCCCCTGACCTGGCTGCGCAACCTCTCAACGGTGTTCCGTCTTCCCCTTGCCCTTGTGGATGGGTCGGCCGTGGCGACCAGCGACGTGCTCGCGGCGATGCCCAAGGCGGCCGCCAGCATGAACAAGACCATGGGGCTTCTGCTCAAACACTCCCCGGATCTTCGCCACCGTTGGAGTCACGCCGGGGCCGCCATCTCCCTCATGCCCACCGGCGCCGCGCCCGACGCCGATTCGCATTTCGCCGACGCTAGCAAGGCCACCATGCGGCAACTCCTCCATGCGTTCAAGGGGCTCAAAACCGGCAACTTCACCGAGCGAGCGGGGCAGGCTGGGCGTGCGTATGACGCCACCCTCGACGCGATCAAACTCGGCAACACCTTCGACGGCTATGCCGCCGCCGTCGCCTATCACGTCTTCCGGGCCAAGGCGCCCACCAACCTGAGCCCGGCCGCCCAAGACCGTTGGGCCGCACGGCGCGCCTCCGATGCGTTCATGCAGACCGCCAACACGAACGACCTCCTCAACGCGACCGAGTTCCAGACCGAAGCGCGGCGGAGCATCACGGCCGCCCTGCTGCTGACGTTCACGTCTGACATCGCCAAAATGCAGAACCTCGCGTACCTCTCCGGCAAGCGGGGCGGGAAGTCCATGGGCGTCACCGCCGGCTCCATCGTCGCAAGCGTGGCGTGGTCCACGGCGATCCGCTACGTTGCCGCTGCGATTCTCGGCGACGACGCGGAGAAGCGGGACGAGGAGGCGGTTCAGTCTGTGATGGACGAGCTGTTGAGCCTGCTTCCCCTCGGCGTCAACGTCATCGCCCCGCTCGCCAAGTTCCTCACAAGCGGCTCGACGTACAGAGGCTCGGGGCTGCTGGATACGCCATTTACCTCGCTGGTCAAGCACTTCGAGGCGATCGTCGGGCAGATCCAGAGGGAAGACACCAACGTCGCGGAAGTGGCATACCGCACGTTCCGGCTGGTGTTCGATCCCATCGGAAACCCCCTCGGCCCGATCAGCGGCATGGCACGGCGGGCGATCAAGAACTACGGAGAATGACCTACTTGACCATCGCGTAGATGAGCACGGCCAGGCATCCGCCCACCCAAACGCGCGCCATGATCTTCGCGCGCCATGATCCACACTCGGCATCCCGCCAGCGGATGAACTCCTCCACGAACGCGCGGTAGGTGCTTGCCATACCCCAATCCTACCGCCGCCCCACCTAAACACAATCCCCAACAACACGCGAACGGCGCGAACACCCCCCCGATAACCCCATCCCCTCGCGCTTTGGTATTGCGGACATCGTTGCCAAGCCGTAGATTTGCCCCCTCTGGGGGTTCCAATGGAGTTACTTCTACGGTTGACCGCAGCCGATCTGCAACGCAACCCAATACTTTGCAAAACCTTACGCTCGCAGCTCGGCGTACTGTTCGGCATGTCAAGGCCAGCACGCGGGACCGCGCGCACGGATGCGCCGCGTCGTGACCCACCCGATAATCGCCTCCGAGAGTGGGGGCGGGTTCTTACCGATTCCAGCGGCTTCACCGCGAAGCACGCCGCGAAGTCCTGCGCAGCCGTCGCGGAGTTCCTGACGCACTCCGGCGGCTCTCTGACGCGCAAGGCGGGCCGTGAGTGGCTTGCGCACCTCAACGCCTCCGGAAGTCGCAAGACCGCCGCAAACAAGCTCTCCGCCCTTCGCCAGTGGGGCGAGTTCTTGGAGGCTGAGGGCCATATCGACCGCAACCCGTGGGCGGGTATCGCCGTCGCCCGAGGATTCCGCGCGCCGGGCTGGGCACCGTTCACGCTCGAGCAGGTTCAGGCCCTCATCCGCGTCGCCGAGAAGCGGGAGAGCACGCCGAAGCGGGGGACCAACACGGGGCCATTGGCAAGCACATGGTACGCCTTGCTCGCGCTCACAGGGCTCCGGTACTCCGAGTGTCGGGCGCTCAAGTGGGCTCACGTTGACCTCGCCGCCGGCACGCTGACTGTCCGAGCGGACAAGGCCCGCCGCGCCGACACCATCCCCCTCGCCACCGAGGCCATTGCCGCTCTGGAAATATGGCGCGCCTACGCCCGCGGCAGGAAATGGAGCCGGGGGGACGCGCCCAAGCGGCAAAAGTCCGGCTTCATCTTCCCGCAGGCACCGAGCCATCACACGCTGGAGGCCGACATGGCCGCGTGCGGGATCACGAAAGACGCCGAAAACAAAGGGCAATGGCACCGTTTCAGGAAAACCGCGATTGCCGAACGAGCTGCCCGCGGCGCGAGCGTGCGCGACCTGTACCACTTCGCGCGGCACTCCGATCCGACCACGACGCTAAAAATCTATGACCGTGCGAATGTTGCGCAACTTCGGGACGTTGCGGAACTTATGCCGAGGCTCAACGGATTCTTGCAGAAATGTGTGGACCATGGCCCTGGTGCTGTCGATACTCATGGGGTCAAGGCAAATCAGGGAAGTCTTATGCCAACCAGAGAACAACCAACCCCCTCACCCGCCACGGCTTCCCGCGGCCTTGACAATCGCGCAATCGGCGCGGGTGCAGGGGTTGGCTGTTCTCAAGATCGCGAGCCGTCGCCAGCAACCCGAGAAGAATGGAGCCGGGGGGAATTGAACCCCAGGCTCTTGGACTGTCTCATCCAGTCCCATCTCGGACTTCTGGCGGCGCTCGAAGGAGCGTCCCGTGTCCGATCCCAAGACCTGTCAGCACTGCGGCCGTCCAACTGAGTCGGTAGACCAAAGGCTGCGCGGCTTGTTCGCCGCCCGCGTGGGGATGCCCGCGCGTTTGAACCGTCGCAGCGACGCCGCGAGCACGAACGAGCTGGCGACGGCCATGCGTGCGGCGAAGGACGGGGACATCGTTGGTCCGTTTGCTGAGGATGTGATCGACCCCCGCAGCGCGTACGCCTCGCCCCGCCGCGCGGTGGGGTTCATCGAGTTCAAGCCCGGCGAGGAGCCGGAGCGGTGGGATGCTGATTGGGACGGGGGTGTGAAGTGAATACCACGAACTACCACGAAAACCTCAAAACCCTCATTCTGGTGCTGGAGCGCGGGCAGGAAGAGGAAACATTCGAGTGCACGATCATTTCCGTGTTTCCCGATCACATCGCGTTCATCTGGGAAGACTCTGACAGCCTCCGGCTGGATGTTGAAGCACTTGCCAAAGCCGCGGCAAGCATCGACATGAAAGCGACCGTGATGCACTTCGGTGAATCAATGGCGGTGGAACTGTGGCCGCTCACCAAGACCGAAGGGGGTGTGGGATGAGCGTGCTCCTCGATGCGAACGGAAAGAGCGTCGGCTGGAACATCATCAACAACCTCAATGCGATGCTGAATGAGATGGACGAGGGCAACGACGAGCACTCGATAGGTCACGCGGAAGTAGTGGTCGGCGAGCCGCTGGAACTACGTTTCCCCGACATCAAAGTCTTGTGCGGTGTGGATATGGCGCATGTCGCCAACGTGGCCGCCAAGTACGGGTTTGAGTCAACCCTGAACGGGTACAACGGGGTGGTAGCGATTCACCTGTGGGCCCACGACACCACCAAAAACGACACCGCGACAGAAACACAGAACGCACACACCTAGCGCCGCGTGGCGCTCGCTCGACCGCCGTTCACACCCGGCGGGAGAGCCTGCACCACCCTGCGGGAGAAAGGCCACCACATGGCTATTACAGAACTGCAAAGGACGAAGAGACAGCAAACGCTCGGAGCATCGGACATTCCGACCATCTTTGGGCTCAACCCGTGGAAGACGCCCGCGGATCTGTGGCTTGAGAAGACCGGCCGCGTCGAGGCTCCCGACGCAGGCGAAGCCGCTGAAATCGGTGACGCGCTCGAAGCGGGCATCAAGCCCCTCGCGGAACGCCGCTTGGGCTTCAAGCTCGTCAAGCCGACCGGGACGTTTGTTCACGAGAACGGCGTGATGTCCGCAAACGTGGACCTGATGGTGAACAAGGCCCAGCGCGGCAGCGCGATCTGTGAAATCAAGACCACCGGCAAGGCTGACGAGTGGGAGAACGATTCGATTCCGTCCCGCGTGCTGGTGCAGGTCGCCGCCCAAATGGCGTGCGCCGGTTCGGTGCAGGCCCACATCGCGGCACTGGTCGCCCGGTTCGGGCTCTCGATGGAGATGCGGCTGGTCGAGCGCAACCAGGAGGTTGCCGAGTTGATCGAGGCGATCGAGACTCGGGCGTGCGAGTGGTGGCGGAAGCACATCGAGGGCGACACCCCGCCGGAAGGCGTTGCGTCGCTGGACTACCTGAGCAAAAGGGTCAGGGCCGCCGGCAAGGTGGTAAAGGTGCCCGTCGTGCTCGTCACGCAGTACCAGGCTGCAAAGGACGTGGCGAAGGCGGCCGAAGAGGCAGCGGACGCGGCAAAGGCGGCACTGGTTCAGGCTCTCGGAGACGGCGACGCGGGCGAGGCTGAGGACGGGAGCGTGGTGAAATACACCAACGTGGTGACGACCAGACTGGACAGCACGGCGCTCAAGGCCGCGCACCCGGTTCTGTTCGCGGAGTTCAGCAAAGACTCGGCCTATCGCCGGTTGACGGTGAAGACCGCGAAGGGAGGCGTGTGATGACGACGACAGACACAACCATCGTTCCGCTCAATGGCGAAGGTCACGAGATTCAGGCCGTCAAGGGGCCGCCGATGACCGTGGCGTCACTGCTCAAGGGCGGGAAGCTCAAGGAGTTGCAGCAGTTGGCGGGCGCGGCGATGAGCGCGGAGCGGCTTATCAAGATGTTCGCCATGGCAGCGAGCCGAAACCCCAAGCTCATGCACTGCACTCCGATCAGCGTGCTCGACGCGATGACCAAGTGCGCCGAGTTGAACCTGATGCCTGGTACGCTCGGCAGCGTCTACCTCATCCCCTACGAGAACCGCAAGAACGGCACTTGTGAGTGCCAGTTCATCCTCGGCTACCGCGGCATGATGACCCTCGCCCGGCGCTCGGGTGAAATCTCGACCATCACGGCCGATGTTGTTCGCAACGGGGACGAGTTCGAGTACGAGCACGGGATTGATTCCAAGTTCCGGCACAAGCCCAAGGGGATCGACGGCGCGAGCCCGACGCACGCTTGGGCCATGGCGAAGTTCAAGGACGGTTCACACCAGTTGGTGGTGATGTCCAAGTCCGAAATCGAGTCGATCCGGCGGCGTTCTCGAGCGGGCGATTACGGCCCGTGGAAGACCGACACCGAAGAGATGTGGAAGAAGACTGCTCTCCGCCGGCTCTGCAAGTACCTCCCGCTTGAGCCCGATGTCGAGGCCGCAATCACGGGCGTGGACCGGGCGGAGATGGAGTTCGACATGCCGAGCACGGGCACGGGTGACGACGAGCAGCCGCAGGACGAGGCTAAGCCCGCGACGACGACCCAGGCCGCCAAGCTCGCGGCGCAGATCAAGCAATCCACTGTGGTGGTGGACACTCCGGCGGCTCAGGAACAGGCGGCGGCGCAGGGTGGCGGGAGTCCTGATCCCGTCGCGCCGCCGCCTGCCGCTGGGGAACAGCAATCCCTCCTCCCGCAAGAGACTCGCGTGACCAACGGCGTCCGTCGCCGCGGCAACTGATCGACCGTCGGGGCGTGGGTAACGCCTGCCCCGGCTTTGCTCTCTCTCTCCCCCCACGGTGCGGCCGGTCAGGGATCGGCCGCACCATTTCGGATACCGCGGCTCAGCCGCAGAAGGCGACCATGCTCACCACGATCACCATCATCGCGTCCATGGCACTGACCGCCGAGCCCCCCGTCCGCTGGTTCCCGCCGCGCGGCGACTCGCGGTGTTGGAACGACTACCAGGCGTGCATCATGGAGGCGGGCCGCGACTCGGCGGAGGGCAGGCTGTCACCCAAGCAGCTCGCGGAACGCCTCTTCGGATGTCGGCAGAGGTTGGGTTGGTGCGCACTGGTCGAATACCTCCAGCCGATGCTCGGCGACGACGCCGCGGCGGTGATCGACGCGATCGGCGTGGAGGACGCGGCGGAGTTGGTGGAGTTCTTTGAGTCCAAGTAACAGCGGCTCAGCCGCAGAAAGGAGGGCGTATGCCCCTCGTCGATCAGGTTCTGTTGGTGGCGTTCGTGGCGGTCGAGCTGGTCCGGCTTGCGGTCGGCATCGGCCCCGGTTGATGGTCCTCGCTCTCCGCAGAGATGCGGCGAGCGGGTTTCCCCTTGGTGAAGCTCAAAGGAACGAGCGCCTGAGGTGATACCTCAGGAGGGTGCGGGTTCGAGCCCCGTCACCTCGGGTTTGGTGCGGTAGCGCAGTGGCAAGCGAGCCGCCACAACCGGGCCGAGTTAGGCCAGTGCGTCCCGGTGATACGGCGGAGGTCGTGGGTTCGAGTCCCACCCGCACCTTTGGCACACGAGAGCCCCCGCATCCGGGACACCGGACCAAGGGGGATTGCAGGAGGCACGCATGTACGCGATCAAGAACTGGAACGCGATCTTTGAGAACAACCGCTCGCGCACCTTCGACGAGCCCAAGTACGTCAACTGGCCCGTGCGACGCGACTCCGAGGGCTTCGCGAGCCTCATGCGGGATGCGAAGGGCATGGCCGCGTTCGGTGTCTTCGGCGCCCTGGTGCAGTGGATCGGGCGCCAGCCGGTTCGGAATCGTCGCCACGGTGTTCTCGCCGACGACAAGGGACCGATGACGCCCGAACGCTTCGCCGTCAGGATGGGCGCACCAATCCGCGACGTGCGGGCGGCGTGGGATCGTTTGGTGTCAATCGGGTGGCTCATCACCGTCGATGCGGCGTCACTTGACTGTCACTCGACTGACACCGAAGTGACGCCCGACTGCCACCCAACTGACACCGTGCTGCCACCCAAGTGCTACGGAGCGGAGCGGAGCGGAGCGGAGAGGAGAGGAGCGGATAGGAGCGGAGGGCAGAACGACGCTGGCGGCGTCGGTGGGGGGAGCCCGGAAAGCCACTCGCTTGGACACCCGCCCGCCCGCCCGCCGAAACCCCCGCCCGCAGCCGTGGAGGCCGTCAGGGACGCCCGGAGCGTTCGCGACGCACTCGCCGCCCTCCACATCGACGGGAAGGCCCTGGGCGATCTGGCGGCCTCGGAAACGCTGACGCTGGACGTGCTGAGGGCGACGGTGGACGAAATCGTGAACAGGCCCGGCGTCCGCAACCCGAAACGGCTGTTGGTGTCGGTTCTGTGCGAGCGGCATGGCGTGAAGATCGAGAAGGGGGCGAAGTACCGCATCGGCTCCGAGGTGTCCGGGGTGGTCGCGCAGTTTGAGGCGGTGCGGCGCTCGAAGATGGGGGGTGGGGCATGATGACCTCCGCGGTATTTCGTGACCGGGCGACCCCGGCGATGTGGGCGAAGGTGTTCGCGGCGGCCAAGGTTCACCCGTTCGAGGCGCAGCGCGACCTGTACCGCGAATACGTTGACTCGGCGGCGTGGGACGGCCGGCGTCACGAGGAGATTGCGAAGGCCGGAGGCGAGTGCTCCGAGTGCAGGAACAGGGCAACCCCTGGTATCCCGTTGCAGGTTCATCACCTGTCGTACGAGCGCCTTGGGGCGGAGTTGCCGACGGATCTGGTCGTGTTGTGCCGCCTGTGCCACGAGTGCAAGCACGGGCGGAGCCAAATCGCCCGCGTCGTTGAAGCGGTGTTCGGCCGGGAAGACCCGGAACGCGAGCGCCGGCGGGAAGAGAACAAGCGGCGGTGTGGGCACTACCGCGACCGCGGGCGTGGAGGTGTCGCATGAGCCGCACCCCACCAAGGCTACTCGTCGCCTGCGAGCGGTTCGGGCGGGTACGCGATTCGTTCCGTCGGCTGGGCATCGACGCGGTTTCGTGCGACATTGAAGCGAGCGAGGCACCAGGGCCGCACATTCGCGGGGACGTTCTGGAAGTCCTCGACGACGGATGGGATGCGATGATTGCGTTTCCGCCGTGCACACATCTCGCGTCCAGTGGAGCCCGGTGGTTTCCGGCCAAGCGTGCGGACGGACGACAGGCCAAAGCAATCGCGTTCTTCATGGCCTTGGCAAACTGCCGCATCCCGAAGAAGGGACTCGAGAACCCCATCGGCATCATGTCCACCGAGTACCGCAAGCCTGACCAGATCATCCAGCCGTGGCAATACGGGCACGGGGAAACGAAAGCGACGTGCCTCTGGCTGCAAGGGCTCCCGGTTCTCACTCCCACCAAGATCGTGAGCGGGAGGCATCCGGCGGTGTGGCTTGCGGCCCCGAGCCCCGAGCGGGCCGCAATTCGCGGGAAGACATACCAGGGCATCGCTGACGCAATGGCCGCGCAGTGGGCTCCCGTGTTGACTGGCGAAAGGAGTGAGCCATGAGCCGCACCCCACCCCCCATCGGCAGCCTGTGGAGCGACGTGGCCCGCGCGACCGACCCCGTGACCTCTCACGCGGCGGGCGTCCAAGTGACCCAGGACGAGACGCGAGCGAAGCAGGCCCGCGAAGTCGCCGAAGCGGTCCAGGAGACACCGGGGCACACGTCGGCCGAGCTGGCTGGGATTCACGGGCTCGACCGCTACGCCGTCGCTCGGAGGCTCCCGGAAGTGGAGCGGGCGGGCTCGGTGCGGCGCGGGGCGGCGAAGCACTGCACCGTGGCGGGTCGGGCGGCTATGACGTGGTGGCCGGTGGAGGTGTCACCATGACCATCCTCGCCTTCGACCCCTCCACAACCTGCACCGGCTGGGCGGTCCTCGGTGACGCCGGCGATGATGGGAAGTTCCTCGGCGCCGGGATGATCCGGCCCGACAAGTTCGACAACCTGACCGACCGGCTCCTCGACATGGCCGAGGCGGTACGGGAGCGGGTGCGAGTCGCCGGCGCGGATGTCGTCGTCGTCGAAACCCCCGCGGCAACGGGCAGGGCTCGAGCGGCGCAGGGCTTCAAGGGCACGCCCCTGACCATCCCGATCTACGGGGCAGCGGTCGGCGCGGCAATCGTCGCGTGCGGGAGCACGGGCAAGGGCGTGAAGGTCTGCGGTGTGGCGTCCGACGAGTGGACCAAGCACCGGGTTCCGACCGGCCGCGACCCACACAAGGCGATGCGCGTGGAGTACGTCAAGCGGCTGTACGGGATCGAAGACCTGGGGCCGCGGTCCCTTGCCGGGAACGTCGCCGACGCCATTCTCATCGCGCGGTGGCGTCTGTGGCGAGAGAGGGGGCTTGTGTGAAGCAGCGGATTCGGGAGCGTGTGTTGCTCAAGGCGATGGACAAATGCAGATGCGGGAAGGGAGTGCGAAGGTGGCAATGTCAGTATTGCGGGCGGATCGACGGAGTTTGTCGCGAGTGTCACGACACGGCGGTGCATTGCAGGGGGCCGGGGATGCGAGTGCGGTGGGGGAGAAGGGTCGAGCCATGAAGGTTTGCGTGTTTGAGGAGGCGATTGTGACCTGGATGAAGGGCCGCGGGTGGGTGTCGCGCGGGGCGATCAGGACCGGATTGTCGGCGGGGTTCAGCCTGAACGGTGCCGACCGCATCGGGCCGGCGGTGAACTCGCTGGTGCGGCAGGGGGTTCTGGTGCAGGAGTGGCGGAATCACGTTTACCGGGTGTGCCTCGCGGGCGAGAAGGACAGTGTCCCCGACTTCTCGCCGTGGTCGGTGGGGGGATTCGGGGCACGGCCGGAGGCCCCGTCGAAGCCCGACCCGCGGGATGCGGTGGTGGAGGCTGACGGTGGCTAAGAAACCCAAGCCCGCGACGGCGGGAGAGAAGATCGCGGCAAGTTTCACGATCAACCACTACACGGACCGCCCCAGGCTCGCCCGACGCATCGACGCGGCACTAAAGCGGGAGCGGATGAAGGAACGTCGGCGGTGTTCGCGGATCGTGGTGGCGTGGATCGGTGGCGAGATTGATGACGCGACGATGCTCGCGAAGGTGCGAAGCGGGGAGGCGATGTGGACATGAGCGACCTTTGCCAACAGTGCCAAGCCGAGCCCCGCAAGCCGAAGGAGCGGTATTGTGCCAAGTGCGGGCAGGATGTTCGGCGAGAGGCACGCCGCAAGGCGTGGGAGATGACGCCCGACCCGATCATCAAGCACAACGAGCTGCGGGGACGCAAGACGCGAGCGATCGACAACAGCCCCAAAACCTATTTGGACGACGAATGAACAACCCCCCAATCTCCGCCGGCGACGCGGCCGAGGCATACGCCATTGGCCTCCGTCGCAACCAGGGCCACGTTGACCGCGGCGGCGACCACAAACACGGGCTCAAGCGGACAGCGGCCGACCAGGATCGTGACGGCATGGCGGCTATGTCAGAGGCGACCGTCGCCGCGATGCTGGGGATGGACTGGGCGCGGGACACAAAGGGCGCCGACGGTGGAACCGACGTTGGGGGCGTGATCGGCGTGCGATGGACCCCGCTCCCATACGGGAGCCTCATCATTCACCCCGAGGACCGTGAGGACGTGCCGCAGGTGTTGGTGGTGGGGACGGCTCACCCGCTGCGCGTCGTCGGATGGGCGTGGCCCCGAGAAATCAAGCGGCCGGAATATTGGCGTGAGAACGTCAGGAACCCGGCGTTCTTCGGGCCACCGTGGGCGCTGCGTCCGATGAAATCGTTGATGGAATGGCTGGAAAGTATCACCACCGAATGATGGTGCGTACAAATACTCGGAGTGGCCGGCAGGCCAGAAAGGCGAAGCGATGATTCTGGTTCACGCAAAGGGCTCAGCGGACCCCAACGGCACGCAAGAAACCGTGATGAAGCTGCTGGCGGGGGCGCCGTACCCCACCCCGCAGGCGGTCATCGAGTCTCACATCCTCCAGGTGTGCGGTACTCACGCGATGCAGGCCCTCGAGTATTTGGGCAACTCCGGCGCGATCGAGAAGCCCGACGGCAGCACCCACGTCTTCCGCCTGAGCGCCGCCGGCCGCGAGTGGTGCCGCGAGAGAGGGCTGCGCGTGCGGTCGCTGTCAGACCCCGATGAGGTCGAAACCCCCAAGGAGAACACGGATGTCCCGAAAACCCCGCGCAAGCGAGGCCGTCGTCCTGCTTCCACACCCGGAACTGTGGAATGAACTCTCCCCGCGGGAGCAGCTGATTGTCAGGATGCAGGCGCACGGGCTCTCGGTTCCGCAAATCTCGAGCAGGCTTCGGCGAGCGGATGCGACGATTGAGCGGACGGCCCTGAACGCCCGAAGGAAGCTCGGACTCCCGCGCGTCACGGCCGTCGTCAGGTACGCGGTTTCGATTGGGCAAGTTTGGAGCCCGTAACGTAGGAAACAATCGGACGGCCGCGCTCGCAAATGGACCCGAGCGCGGCCGCTTCGATTTTTGGGCGACCGCATGAGAGGCGAACCAAGCGAGCGGGCCACATCTCGACGCCGTTGCGCGGGTAGAGCGCGACAGGCTCGACCGTGCAGGACAGGCTACCGTCGGCGTAGAGGCGTGCGAAGTGGCGAGAGGCGGGCGCGTCGAAGAGTCGCGAGAGGACGCCGGACGCGGGCATCTCCTCCAGGTCGCGCCGAACGTGGAGGGTGTGGGGCCTGATGGGGAGGTCGTTCTTCTCGTTCACCGTGGTGAGGGTAGGCCCCCTAGTCAAGTCGGCGTGGGTACTATCAGGCGACGGCGGGCTCAAGGGAGCCCAGGCATGGCCTCGATCACAACGCTCGGCACGCGAACGCCCTCCATCGCAATCGGAACGAACCAAGAGCCGTTCGAGCCGATGGCGCCGGCGTCGTCTGCGTCACCGCTCATCACCAGCACCAGCGCCGTCACGACCGCCAACCTCATCGGAGGCCACGATGTTCCCGCCGGCACGACCGGCCAGTGTCTTTACCGGCAGTGCACGCCGGGCAGCACCATCAAACTTTGGCCCATCATCGGGCACGCCACGACCCCCGCGGCCAAGACCGCCACGCTGTACCTCGTCCACGTCGAGGAGGTTCGCCCCGCTGGCGTGAGCAAGGTGGTGGGGTACAAGAGAACTGTTACCGGCACGCTTGCGTTGACTGGTGCGGCATCTGGCGGCAATCTCTCGGCGAGCTGGTTGAGCCTGTTGTCGGACACCCTGAGCGGGTTCGCGACCTGGGCGCCGTGCGACATTGTTGCCACCAGCTATTTGCCGGGGGGTGGCATTGAAGGCTTGGGCGTCGGCTACACCCCGAACAACCAGGTGGAGAAGTGGGACGCGCACGGCGCAAGCTTCTTGGAAGTCTGGGGCGTGAACGGCGCGGGCTCGCAGGGTGTGGCGGTGTTTGCTTCGCAGTGCTGAGAGGGGGATTCCATGTCGTTTCGACTGACCAGCATTACCGAAGCAACCCAGCGGATCACCGCGATCCCCATCTCGGCGACCACCGGAGCAGCGATCAAGTGCGACCTCGCGACCCAAAACGACACCGTGACCTTCTGCTGGTGGGTCTACATCGAAGACTGGGGATCGGATGGCGAGGTGACTATCGCGGGCACCTACACCGCGCCAACGACTCAGCATGTGGGGCTGCTCCTCGACCGAAGCGCGTCCGGAGCGACGTGGCGGCTTCGGATGATCCTCAAGAACAACTCGCTCGGGTACTTCCACACCTTCCCATCTTCCCCGGTTGGGAAGTGGTATCTCATCACCACGACGGCGTACACGGCGCTCGCTGCAACGCTCTGCCGTGCCGTCACGACCATTCACGATCCGGCACTTGGCACAACCACCGTCGTCGATCACGGGTACAACGCGACCACAGGAACAGCCCCCGACAACGCGGTCATCGGTAACGGCGGGATCTTCCTAGCTGGTGGACAACGCAACTTCACGGGCATCGTGTTGTTCTCAGCAATCAAGGGCTATTTTCTCGCAGGCGGTGCGACCTACGACAGCGTTCCCTCCATCAACATCGTACCGGCACTTGTGACCGGCAAGGGTCTGTCTGGGCCGATCACCTTCGGAACGGAAACTCAGACCCTCACCACCAGCGGATCACCCACGGGTGGAACGATTCGCCTGACGTTCGAGGGCCAGCAGACCGGCACGATCAACCACAACGCGAACGCCGCGACGATCAAATCCGCCCTTGAAGCCCTGTCCAACATCGGTGTTGACGACATCGTGGTCACAGGTGGACCACTCAACACAACCCCCGTCGTCATCGAGTTCGTCGGGGCCTTGTGCCAGGGTGCGAACCGTACGCTCATCACGCTGACATCGAACGCCCTTACCGGCGGCAGCTCTCCGACGGTTGCTATCTCTCGCTCCCGCGAGTTCGGCACGTTCTCGGCATGTCGGTACGCGACCAACTATGCGGCGGGGGCACTCGCCAACTTCACATCGGACGCCAGAACCGGGAAGTCGCTGGTGGGCGGAGGCGATCCGACCGGCAACCTCAGCACCTTCGACGTTGGTTCCGCGTCGTTCCCGAACTACCACCAGCTCCCTCGCGGCTCGACGGTCACGGGGGCGATCCTATCCGTCAACCCGTACACCTACGGGTCAATGGCGTACCCGGTCCCGACCGACATCACCGTTGGCAGCGAATCCTCGCCCGCCACGGCGTTGACGCTCGCGGCGTCCGGTCGGCGTGGCCCCAACCTCACCAAGCTCGCCAACTGGATCAACAACGGAACCGGCAGCGGACAACTGCGCGTCGGCATCCACGGCAACTCGCGTGCCCAGATTGCATCTCAATACCCGCTGCGGCTTTCAGACGGCACCTATCCCGGCCGCACGTTGATGAACAACTTCAACGATATGGGGCTGATCGGGCAGGCAGGACTGTGGAACAACGGCCGCATCGTCGGGAAGTTCTCGCCCATCCCAACGTGCCAATGGACAGGCACCAACGCCCTCGAAGGCGAGTACGGGTGCGATTGCTCGGCGGCCCTGCCCCGATGCACCAACGCAGTCCCTACCGTCGTCAACCCGTCAGCGGTCCTTACGTCGCTGGTGAATAGCACGCTCGGGTCGCGGTTCACTCCGGCAAGCCGAACCGCTACCAGCGTCCCGTCGAGTGCGGGCGACGCGAACAACTACCGGGGCAACGGCTCTGCGGTGCGGCTCTCGCCCGGATGCACCTACCGCATCATGATTCGGGAGGAGAACGGGCTGCCGGTCACGGACCCGCTGACCGTCAAACTCCACATCCTCAACTATCCGGCATCTTCCACCATTTCGGCGGCGAAGAAGGTCATTGGTGCGGGCCAACTCAACACTGAAGACACCTCCTCAGTTCTCTCGCCCCCTGTCCTCGGTGGAACACCGCCAACGGCCAAGGCGATCACAGCGGTTTCGGCGGCAAGCCTGACCAGCCAGGTCGCGCACACGTCTTACGGCTCGGTCACGGTCAACGACGTAGACAATGGTTTCTCCACGCTCGAAGCCGGCGACCTGATGCAGCTTGCAGACTCGGGCGGCGTCACGAACGTCTACAACGAGGCGTGGATCGTTCGGAGTGTGACCAACAAGGGCCAAGTCAACTGCACCATCACCTACGAATGGCTGCCGCGGCAGGCCCCGATCATCGGCGACAAGGTGACGTACATAAAGGCGTCCGAAATCCTCCAGACCGTCACGGCGACGTTCATCGCTGGCGAGGCTGGCGCGACCAAGTGGCGCGGCATCGAAATCACCGCGTCTGCTGGTGGCGACGGCGTCATCCTGTGGGGGCTGGAGTTCGTCAACCCGTCCCGCGACGGCATCATCCCCGTCACGCTCGGACGCAACGGATGCGGCGCGTGGATTCAGGCGGCCCGCTGGCCCCGCGTCGAAGACTCAACCGGCGTGAGCCTGTCCGAACGGCTGTTCCAAACCCTCGACCTTGACGTTGCCGTACTCGCGACCGCCGACCAGGGCACCGCAGGCAACAACTACGTCACGAGCTACGACACCATCATTGACTACTTCCAAGCCGACACCCCAAGCACCGAGCTTGTGCTGTACGGCACCGGCCCCGAGTGGTCGGTGTCAGGCGAGAACTCACTCAACAAGGCCGACGACGGGAACAAGTACGACTGGGCGGCGGTGTTGCAGTACGCGGCGAGGTCCGCTGGCCTGCCCAACACGGCGTACCTCTTCTCACGCTACACGAGTGCCTTTGGTCGGATGATGGCGGGCGACGACACCACCGAGAGCCCTACGCACCCGTCCTGCGTGTTGGATGTGTCATTCTTGGGGCAGCAGCTCGGCGGCCTTTCTCCGATCAACACAATCAGCCGTATTGATCGCACGGGCCGCATCTTCCGAACAAGGCGGTAAGCATGGCGAAGGGCCGAAAGACAGGCGGCAAGGACTTCAAGAAGGGAGACAACGGATCGGAGGCGGCCCCCAGGCTGTTCAATGGCCGTCCCGACATGAAGGTCTACCGCGCGGTCCAAGACGCTCTGGACAACCCGGATCTGATCCCAGGCGAGAAAGAGGCACTGATCGCGCGGGTGTTCAAGACCATCAGCGAGGGCGTGAACCGACGCGACGAACTCGGACGCCCCGACAACGTGACGTTCCAGTTCTGCCAGCTCGTTTCCACCCTCTACTTCGGAAAGAACGGGGACGGCAGGCTCGGCGCAGAGAGCGACCCCAACGTCTTCCGCGTGCGCGTGGTGTATGACGACCAGATTCAGACCCGGCTGAACCTCGACGAAACCAAGCCATGACGGCCACCATGCCGACCATCACGCGGCCCCGAGCCCATGCAGGTCAGCGAAAGATCATCGACGACCCCGCGCGGTTCAAGATCGTGCGGTGCGGCCGTCGGTTCGGCAAGACCACCATGGGGATGGATCAGACCATCGCCGCGTTTCTGGACGAGTCGCGGACCTGGGGAGCGCGGTGGGGGCCTCGCATCGGCTGGTTCACCCCGCTTGATCGGTACACCTCGCCCGTGTTCGAGGAGCTGCGCGAGCGGCTGAGCCCGTGGGTCAAGGCGTCGGACGGCTCGAAGAAGACCATCACCCTCGGCCATGGAAGCATCATCGAGTGCTGGACGCTCCACAACAACCCAGAAGCGGGGCGTTCGCGGTTCTACGACCTGGCCGTCGTCGATGAGGCGGGGCTGATTCCGGGGCTCCGCAAGTGGTTTACGACCTGTCTGCGGCCGACGCTCATGGACCGCAAAGGCCGGTTGCTGATGCTCGGAACTCCGCACGCCATTGGACCCGACTTCAACGACTTTTATGACTCCGCGCCGAAATCCGACGGGTGGCGGGCGTTCACGGCGAGCACATTCGACAACCCGCACATCCCGCAGGAGGAGAAGGACGCCATTCTCGCGGCCAAGGCGACCATGCCCGAATGGCTCTGGAATCAGGAATATATGGGCATCCCGGCAGACACGGCCGCGGGTATCTTCGGGCGTCAGATGCTCAACGACTACATCGCCGAGCAGTGCAGGGAGCCCCAATGGCGGGGCCGAATCGGCGTGGACGTGGATGACGAATGGAGGTTCACGACCCTCGCCCAGACCCGGAAACTCGAGGCGTTCTATGCGTTCGATGATCCCCGCGGCGCGTGGTCGGTGTGGGGCGAGCCTGACGAGGAGCGGGGCGGTGAGATTGTGATGGGGGTGGACCTCTCCGCCGGCGTGGGCTCGAGCAACACGGTCATCTCGGTCGCGCACGCCGACACGGGCAGCAAGTTTGCCGAGTTTGCGAGCCCAGGCGTCACCCCCGAGGAGGCGGCCCGGATCGCGGTAGCGGCGGGCCTGTTCTTTGGCGGTGAGTCACCCGCGTGGATCTGGTTCGAGGCGAACGGCGGCGGCGGCGAGCAGTTTGGGCGGGAACTCTGTCGGCTCCGATACCCCCGCATCCGCACGCGAGGGGAGGAGCGATGGACCAACAGCGACCCCGCGCCCGAGAAACTTGGCTGGTGGAGCACCGAGGGGGCCAAGGAAAGCATGGTTCTGGCGTACGCCGCGGACCTCAAGGGACGCCGGTTCCTCAACCCGAGCACGAAGGCGCTCAACGAGTGCCGGACCTACATCTACCACAAGGGCCGGGTCGTCAGCGTCAACGCCGAGAGTGACGGGCTCGACGAGCTTGCCGGCGCCCCGCACGGTGATCGCGTCATCGCCGACGCGCTCGCCTCCGCCATGTGCCGATGGGTGCTCAAGACCAAGCCCGCACCGCCCAGACCGCCCGCCAAAGGTGGCATCCACGAGCGGATCGCCGAGAGCCGGAAGACCAAGAAGCCGTATGGGTGGTAGAATCGTGGGACGGCGGGCACCGAGAGGTGCCCATGCGGCTTGACGACACAACTCTGACGCGAGCGATCCACGACGGGATGCTGCGCATGGACGCCCACCGCGTCACCCGTGCTCGAGTCTGCGAGGAAATCGCCGGCCCGTGGTACGGTCGCACCCACACGCCAAACTCCCGCGACCTGACCGATAAGCGGCCCGTCAACGTGCTCGCCGAGATGGTGTACGCCTACCAGGCTCAGCTCGTCGGCAACTACGTCACCACCCGCGTCACCGCCAAGAGCCATTTTCTCCGCGGCGAGGCCAAGCTGCGGGAACTCATGCTCAACGACCTCAGCCGGGAGATTGACCTGGCCCGCACGGTGCGGCTCGCGGTGCTCGACGCGCTGACCGGAGGGCTCGGCATCATCCGTGTAGGCAACAGGGCAGGCGCCGAAGTCTGCCACATCGAGGGCAAGAACTACGACGTGGGGCAGGTGTACGCCGCGCGCGTGGACCTAGACGACTACTGCCGCGACCCCCTCAGCCGCGACGAAAGCGAAGACCGTTGGCGCTGCTACCGATACCGGACGGACTTGGAAACCGCGCTGGTGCTCTGGCCCGAGGCCGCCGACATTCTGATGTCAGCCCCCAAGACCCGCGACATCACCGACACCTTCGACAGCGGGCTCGACGAGCTTGGCGGGATTCGCGGCAGGCAGGACGAAACCGCCGACATCATCGAACTCTGGGACTTCTTCGCGTTCGAGAAGGGCGTCGTTCTTCACACCACGCTCGCGGGCACCATCGACAAGCTCAGCAAGATCCGGGAGCCCAAGGAATACGAGGGCTATGAGAATGGCCCCCTGCACCTGCTTAGCTTCCGCCACATCCCCAACAACGCGCAGCCCATCGCGATCTGCCAGCAGCTCATGGACCTGCACCTCGCCATGGCGAACACCAGCGCGAAGATGGTCGATCAGATCCTCACGGCGAAGAACGTGTATGTCACACGGCCCGAAGGCGAACAGACCGCGCTCGAAATCCGTGACGGGGTGGACCAGTCCATCGTCCACGGCGACCCCACCGCGATCACGTCCATCGAGGTCGGCGGGGTGATGCAGAAGTTGCTGCCGGCGTTCGATTGGATGCGGGCGGAGGCCAACAACGCCAGCGGTGCGGCCAGCCTCATCGCGGGCCAGAGCGACGTGAGCAAGACCGCGACGGGTGCGTCATACATGGCGAACCAGGCGAGCATCCGCCTGAACGACATGAAGGGCGCGGTTCAGAAGTTCACGGGCGACGTGCTCCGTCATTGCGCTTGGTATCACGACAACCACCCCGCGCTCAGGCAGACGTTCAGCCACAAACTGCCGTCCGGGGCGGGCACCATCGACATCATGTATGACTCCGACGCCAAAGAAGGGGCGTTCACGGAGTTCCAGTTTGAGTCTGTGCCCGTCAGCGAGTCGGCGATGGACCCGAGCATCCGGCAGGCCCGCATCGGCCAGTTCATGCAGACCGGCGTTCCGTTCCTCCAGTTCGTTATGGCGGCCGGCGGCGATATGCAGGCGACTCTGGCCCACCTTGGCGACGTGTACGACTGGCCGGAACTCCCGGCGATCTTCCCAACCCCCGAGGCTCTTGCGATTGCCCAGATGATCGCGCAGGCGGTTCCGCAGGGCATGGGCGGTATGCCGCAGCGACCCGGACAGCCGCAAGGACAGCAGCCCGCGCAGCCGTCACCGACCGGCGGCCCGATCAACCAGATCCGCAGCGACATGGCCCCGACCGTTCCCACCGCCTAGACCCCGGTGACAGCGTGCCCGTGCTTGACAGTGCGGGCGTGCTTTATGCCCCTATACCAATGCTCTTGTAAAGCGTGCCGGTTCTCCGGCGAGGTGTTCGCCAAGGTCGCCGAGCTTGACGACAAGGGCCGCGTGCTCTGTCCCGAGTGCGGGGAGCGTGCCGCGCAGGACTGGAGCACCAAGACCGTCGGCGCCGGCGGCGCTGCCCGATCCTTCCACGGCGGGAAGCAGGTGAGTCTGATGGAGGGCTTCCACCCGACGGAAGTGGCGGAGGCTCGCCAGATGTTCGGCGAGAAGCATGGGCAGTGCATCCGCGACGATGGAAGCGTCCAGTTTGCCAACCGCGAGGAGCAGCGCGGGTACGCGAAGCGGAAAGCCGAAATCTACGCGATCAACCACAAGCTCAAGTAAAAATCATCACATCCATGTAAGTGTGTCGGCGGAAACGTCCGGTATTCTTCTGGCGGTGAATGGGACACGGAGCGACTCCGCATGTCCCAGGGCGAAGGAAACGCATTGGACTTGGACATTGACGACGGCACTGCGCCTGTTGCAGACGCCGCACAGACCGACGAAACCGCCGACGAAACCGTTGACGCCGAGGCGCAGATCGACGGCGATGCTGGTGACGCCGACACCACCCAACGCGACGAAGTGACCGAAACGACCGAGGCCGCCGAAGAGGCCGCGCCCGTCGCCGAGGCCAAGCCCGAAACCAAGACCGAGCAGGCCGCGCCGACCAGAACCGAAATGGACGAGGCTGCCGAGCGAATCGCCGAGGAGTTTGGCTCCGAAGCCGCTGCCCCGTTCGTCAAGGCCCTCAAGGAAATCGACCAGCTCAAGGCGGAACTCGCCAGCATCCGCGGGGAGCGCGAGGCAATCGCCCGTCAGACCGAGTATCAGGCCGTGACGGCGAGGGCGACCGCTGCCGGCGTGCCCACCGCCAAGATCCAGACGGTGTATCAGGACGCGATCGACTACCTCAACCTGCGCCGCAGCCAAGGGCGACAGATCGGCGGCGACGAGGCCCTGACGTGGGCCATTCGTGCGCACGGCGGCAATCCCGAAGCGGCCGCCAAGACCACGACCAAGACGACCAAGACCGAGAAGGCCGAGCGTTTGCAGGGCCTTCGGAGTGTTCCCCCGCGTTCCCGTGCTGGGGGCGCCTTGCTTGATCCCGACGACCCCGCGGTGGTGGACGGTACTGCCCCGCGTCGCAGCTCGTAAACCCGAACGTGAAACCCCATAGGGGACACAGCAATGCCTGGTTTGACTCTCGCTCAGCTCCAGAACTTCCAGAACAGCAGCCGCGCGAAGGTTTCCAAGACCTTCGCGGAAACCCTCTCGCTCAACTCGTATTCCGGGCTGGAGGAGTTCATTTGGCGGAACCCGAACACCAAGCCCGCTGGCGGCACGAAGTACGAGAAGCGCATCCGCCTCAAGGCCAACACCGGCGCGACCCGCGGCGTTGACCTATACGAAGCCACGGCCGCCCAGAAGGCGCCCCCGGTTGCCGTCGCAGCCGTGAACTATGTGTTCTACGAGAACAAGGGCATCGTCTTCGACCTCCGCGAAGAGGCGCTGAACACCGGCGAAGAAGCGATCATCCGGCACATGGACTCCGAAAGGTCCGCGAACTACGAGGACATCGCGAACAAGCTCGAGAACGACGTTTGGACGACCCCGCTCACGTCCAGCGACACCAAGCACCTCATGGGCGTGCCGACCTGGATGCGGCCGTCCATGGCGAGCAACGGATCGTTCACCGCCGACCTCACCGGCGGGTTCAACGGCACCTACATCCGCTACCTCAACGGCTCGACGGCCACGGTGAGCGCGACCCTCGCGAACATCGACGCCAGCAACACCGACAACGAGCGTTGGCGTAACTGGGTGGCGACTCGCCCCAGCGGCGACCTCACGCTCCCGACCTGCCACACCATCCGCCGCGGCATGAACGCGACCAACTTCAAGGCGCTCCCCATGCTCAAGGGCGAGCAGAAGACGACCGACGCGGTTGTGTTCATGTCCGAAACCGACCACGACGTTTACATGACCCTCACCGAAGCGGGTTCGGACGACCGCAACGGCGACGTGTTCCCCTTCTCCGAGTTCACCATGGGCCAGGCCCGCATCAAGCGCACGCCCAGCCTGAACTCCGACGCGCTCCGCCCCATCTACTTCCTCCGCCTCAACCTCTTCACCCTCATCAAGATGCCCGGCTACTGGATGAAGGAGGGCAAGGCCCGCGAGAAGACCGACAGCCACAACACGGTCTACATCCCCATCGACATCGCCGGCCAGTTGTTCTGTGAGAACCCCCGTTCCGCCGGCGGCGTCGTTCACGCCTCGTTCTAAACCAGTCACCCACACCGACCCAGATCGGAGATTGAATCATGTCTCAGACTGTCCAGCAGAACCCCCTGTATGCCGAGATGACCGTGAACTACACGGGCCTCACGACCGACCACAGCACGGCCGTCACCGCGGACCTGTCCGTCGGCGATTGCGTGATCGCGTATGGCACCGACAGCGACGGCACGCTCCGCGTGTGCCGACCGGCGACCGGCACCAACCACCTCGCCTATCCCAAGTTCATCGTGAACGCGATGCCCGCGTCGGTGAATGACCGGATTTCCTCGGGCTCGACCACCCGCAAGGGCGGGCTCATCAAGGTGATCCCCGTTGGCGCAGGCAGCGGCACCGTCGGCATCATCCAAGCCAAGTGCGCAGCCAACCAGGCGGCCGGCGTCGCCGTCGGCGTCGTCAACGGCTCGTTTGAGCTGACCACGGTGACGGATGCGGCCATTGACACCGCTGCGAAGGCCGGCACCCGCGTCGGCATCCAGGTTGGGCAGACCACCAGCCCCAACGCGGCGGCCGTCGTCAGCGTCATCGTCGGCGGAATCTGACCCCTCCACGGCCCTCCCGCAGAGATGCGAAGGGCCGTTTTCCCATTCACCGCTCACGCAGGCGTGAAAGAACACAGTGCCCGCCGTCACCGGGATCGCCTGCGTGGGACTCATGTACCCCGACCTTGACCACAGCCTGAACTTCCGAGACTTGCAGGTGCGGGTTTCGGAAATGGCCGGGCTCGCTGACCACAGCGGGTCTACCGCGGCGCCGCCTACCGACGCCATTGCGATAGACCGGATCAAGCGGGCAATCAACGACGCTGCCGCGGATGTCGCCCGCAAGGCATCCTGGACGTGGCTCCGTCAGAGTGTGACCATCACGCTCGACAGCGACGGCGACAGTGTTCTCAACATCGACGGCGACGCCACCCGGTACATGCTGCCGGTTCACGTCGTTTCGGCCCCCTACGGGCGCGTCACTTGGCGGAACGCGGACCAGACCATCGGTGGGCAGGTGTTCAGCACCGCGACCGATCGCCTGCTCCACATGACCGCAATCGACCCGAGTTCAACGGGTGCGCCGCGGTACATCAGTGTCCAGCCCGCGTCGGGTGTGAATCGTCCCTCTGGCAGTCGCCCCATCCTCGAGATGCGCGTGTGGCCCAAGCCCAGCGAGGCGTACACGGTGACGGGCACGTTCTCCATGACCCCGGTTCCGCTCGTCCTCGACGGGGACCGCGGCATCTGGCCGGCGTACATGGACCTTCCGATCATCCGGCGGGCCTACGTCAACCTCCGCAAATACACCGATTCCGACTTCGCAGCGGCCAACGAGGCCGCCGATCAGGCTCTCGCAGAGGCACGCGCCCACGAGGGCGAGAACCGTAACCGCACACTCGGCAGGATGCAGCCCGGCCGCCCCGAAGCGGCCACCGTCCTCCGGGACGTTTCTGTCACGATCCCCCACCTCGGCTTTACGATGGAGTAGAACCATGTCATCTTCCCGCCTCACCCTTGAGAAGAACATCCAGACCTCTGTTCCCAGCAACAGCGGCATTGAGCGAGTGCTTCCCCTCACCATCGAATCCGCTCGCGTGGGGCTTGGAGCAATCAGCGGCTCGACGGCTCCCGAAACCGTTGCGATTGAAACCAACCAGATCGCGGCAAAGTGGGACCACGGCGACGGCACCAGTGCCGTGCTTCACTGGCAGTTCCCCGTGCCGTACGACTACAACCCGCTCGCCTACGGCGTGTCTCCGACCAGCGGGACGATGGTGCAGCAGAACCTGTACCTCAAGGCCGACATCCGCAAGATTGACAGCGTGGACGAGAACGCCGACCTTGCGTACACCTGCAAAATCTACTTCCGGTCCACCGGGGACGCCGACCTCTCGACCAACACCACCGTCATCACCCAGACGCTCAGCGCGACGCTCGCCGCGGCCAGCACCAACCTCGACGGCTTCATCACCTACACATGGGACATCGGCGCTGCGCTCCGCACGGATTCCCTCCGCATTGATCCGGGCGACATTCTTCGCATCTGCATCGCTCCGCACGAAACCGTCGGCACCACCGACATGGACGTTGAAATGACCGACGCGGTTCTCTACTACCGCGCCACGGCCGCGGGCATCAGCACGGTCGCCAACCGCTCAGTGTGAGATGAATGGACGGCACACCCATCCAACTTCCCGTGAGGGGCGTGTCCGACGCGCTCCCTCACATCCAGCAGCCCGGCGACTTGGCCGGGCCGGAAGCCGCTCGGAACATCCGCCTCAACGCAGCCGGCCGCGCGAACGCCACCATGGGGCCGCGCGAGGGGTTGTCGGAGGCGTTTGACGCGATCGGCACGGGGGGACGGGTCCAAGCCCTGTTCAACGTCAGCACCGCCAGCGGCGTCGCGCTCCGGCTCGGCGACTCTACCGTCGTCAGCACGGGCACCAGCAAGCCCGGCCTCGCCATTCGGGGCCAAGCCTGGATCATCGACACCGACAACAGCCTCGCGCTCGCCTTCGAGGACAGCGCAGCCCCTTCGCCGGGGGCCTACTCCTGCTCCTGGCACCCCGACGGCACCAAGGCGGCCATGACCAGCATCTACGCCAACGGTGCGGACGTGGACAGCCGCGTCACCCTGTTCAACGCGACGACGGGGGCAACGATCTGGAGCACCGTCATCAAGGACAAGGAGCCCGGCGGTTCGCCCGCCAGCCCCAGCATCCTCTACGCCAACTCCGTGCGGGTCTACAACACCTTCACATTCGTGTGCGCGGGGCCGTACCTGTACGTTCTCCGCACCTCGGACGGCGAGTATCTGAAGCGGTACAACGTCAACGGGTGGGCGTGGGAAGTCCAAGACGCCCGCGTGCGGCCCGACAACACCCTCGTCGTCCTGTTCCTCGGCACCAGCGCCGTCCAGGGGCCAGTGACCGCCAGCAGCTACAACGCCGGCGCCTACTTCCGCTCGGCGGTGGCCCTCTACACCGTCAACAACGACACCACCGTCAACGGTTCCCCCCTGACGCTCGCGCAGTTTGGGGCGAAGCTCGACGCTGCCGACCCCAACTATGAAGACCATGCCCACTTCCGGCTCTCCGAGAAGCTGGGACGCAGGCCCCGCGGCATGGCAC